TATTATGTCTCTGAATATTGGTAAAGAAACATTAGTAGGAAGAATTATAATCTCTAATGAAAAACCTATAATTGAAGGTAAAGAAATATTTGATTGTAGGCATGGTTTAAATGATCTAAAAAAAATGGATCAAGAGAAAAGATTAACAATTGAAAATTCTAAACGTAATTCTACTGACATTAAAATTAAAGATTTAATTAGTTTAATTGAAAGCGAACATCTATCAATTTCAGCTAATGGAGTAATATACAGAACTGATAAACCATCAGTATTATCTACTATTCTAAATAAATGGTTTAATGAAAGGGTTGTATTTAAAGATCAAATGAAAGCTGCTTATAAAAGTGGTAATAAAGAACTAGGAGAATTAATGCATTTAAAACAACATACAATGAAAATTTTGCTAAATAGCTTGTATGGTGCAACTGCTCTTGGTAGCTTTAGGTATGGTAATGTAATTTTAAGTGAAAGTATTACTTTAACGGGACAACGCATTATCCAAGAATCAGCAGCATTTGCAAATAAACATATGAATCAAGTAATGAGAGGTGAAATAGAATTAGACATAGACTTAGACGAGGAGGTTCATAGTAACCCATATGAAGTAGGTAGAGATCCTAGAATTGAAAGAAATATAACCCCCAGAATATATCCAAGTCAGTAATATATAAAATTTAAAATTATGATTAAGAAACAAACACTAAGAAGAGGAGTAGTAATTCAACGTGAAGGTGAATTATTATCTAAAGAAGAGATTATTTTATTAAGTGAAAATTGGAATGAAACCCAAGAAATGTTCTTTAGAAAAATGCTTAAACAAGGAGGAAAATTTACTCTTAAAGGATCTAATTTTAATATTACAACCCCCGATTTAATCTATAATAATAAAGGAGAAGTAGAAGTAGCCCTTTATAATAACGAAGACGAAGACTAAAAAAATGAACACTTTAGATTTACATGGAGTAAAACATTCTAAAGTAGAAGATGTATTATTACAATTTTTCTTTTGGGAAAATCCTGGATATAAAAATTATACTGTTATAACAGGTAATTCTTATCAAATGAGAAAAATCGTTACTAGTTGGCTTGATAAATATGAGTATTATTATTATATTCCATCTCATAACTTAGGTGAAATAAAAATTAGCGAATGAAACAGTTAGAAAGCACACCTTGGTTTATCTGTGATAAAGAAGATACAAATTACTGCGTTTACGTAGATACAGATTCTAATTATTACAACGCAGAACCTATACTTAGAAAACTTTACCCTAACTTTGATAATATGTCAGAGGAAGAACGAGATGAAAAGTTAGAAGATATTGCTCTTAAATATCAGGATTTAATTACTAAATCCTATGACACTCTAGCACTAGAGGCATTTAATGTTAAATCTCATAGACTTGAGATGAAAACTGAATGTATGATTCGTGCTGGTTACTTTAGAGCTCCTCGTAGATATGCACAATGGATTACTAAAAAAGAGGGTGTTTCAACTGATGATTTAGATATTAAGGGATTAGAATTTATGAAATCTAACTACCCTAAAATATTTGGTACATTTTTTAAAGACGTACTACAAAGAGTAATTAAAGGTGCCCCACAAAAAGAAATTGATGGTTTATTAAAAGCATTTAGAACTAAAATTTTATCACCAGAAACTAGCCTTACTATTTTAGGTAACCCCACTCGTGTAAAAACATTAGATAAATATTTAGCTTCTTCCCCTCGCCCAGGAGAAATGTTTTCTTCCATTAATCAAGGTGCCCCTGCTCCCGTAAAAGCAGCAATTAAATATAATGATTTACTTACATTTTGGGGCTTGGATAAACAACATTCTAAAATTACTCAAGGTGATAAAGTTAAATGGATTTATTTTAAAGAAAATCCATATAAAATTGATGCACTTGCCTTTTTAGACTTTGATATACCAGAGAAAATCATTACATTATTGGATAAATATGCTGATAAAAATAGAGCATTTGAATCTATTTTAGAAAGTAAATTACAAGGGTTTTATAATGATTTAGGTTGGGAGCTCAATATGAACCCTTACCGAAATTTAATTTTTAGTTTTTAATATGATAAATAAACACGATCTACAATCAGTTATTAGTAAATACCATCTTAATGGTTTAGTTGAATCCGTTAAATGGACTATTGAGAGTAACGCATTAGAAGTTGATTTCCAATCGCCCAATAAGGACATGATTGGACGCGTTAATCACGCAAATTTCCCGCTAGAAAATGGCGAAATGGCCGTATACGATACTTCAAAATTGAATAAATTATTGGGTGTTACTAGTGGTGAATTATTTTTAGAGTTAGAAAAAACACAAAAAGTGTTTACTAAACTCATCATCTCAGATATGAATTATACTCTAAATTTTTCACTAACTGATTTACTACTTATCTCAAGTGTAGGTAAAATTGAGGAATCTGGTGAATATGAAATTATTAGTGAGTTAGATTCAGAAAGTATATCAGCTATTATTAAAGCCCATAACGCACTTGAGAGTGATAATGTAATAATTAATATTGATAAAGATTTAGATTTACAAGATGTGTTAGTTTTAACATTCGGTGATGTTTCTAATCATACAAATAAAATTGACTATCAAGTACCTAATACAACATTAAAAGATGTTCCCTATGGAACAAATTTACCTTTTAACTCAGCAATGTTTAAAACTATTCTTAATAATAACAAAGATGCTACTAAAGCAACTATGAAAGTTAATACTAAAGGGTATGTAAAATTTGAATTTGAAGGTGAAGATTGGAGTAGTTTTTATTATGTTGTACGGAAGGCAGATATTTAATATATGTATAGCAAAGTAACATTGTAGCTAGGGCACGTTGTTATGTTTTTAATTAATCGAGTAGCTTAGGCACTCACAAAACAAATGATATGAGTACATTAGAACACTTAGAACGTTCACCGTTCGACATCCTATTTAGGAATTTCTTCAATTCTGAAGATCAATTCGCTCCGGCGTTAAATTCAAAACAACCCCACCCTTTAAACATTTATTACAACGACGAAGGTTTACACTTTGAAGTCGCTTGTACAGGACTTACTAAAGAAGATCTTGATATTAGTGTTGAAGGAGATTTACTTAAAATTAGTTATGAAAAACCAAAAGAAGATATAGATCTTTCAGGCTATATTTATCATGGTTTATCAAAAAAATCTTTTGATTTAGGGTATAAAATTTCTCCAAAATATAACCTAACTAAAATAGGTGCTGAGATGGAGAATGGATTATTAAACCTTTTAATCCCAATATCAGAAGAATCAAAACCAAAATCTATTAAAATAAAATAAAAGTTTTATAAAAAAGCGTGTCCTAGCGCAATTTTATTCGTATATTCACGGTAAATAAATAATAAACAGTTATGGCTAAACCCAGCAAATCAAATTTACGTTTTATTAAAGATCCATTATTGGCTCCTTATTACATTCAATTAGATGATCATTGTTACATTGCTCAGAAATCAACATTTTCTGAAGCAGGACATGAGTATCAAAACACAATTGGTCACTATAGTGCGTTAGGACCTTGTTTAGAGGCAATTGCTCGCGATGGTGCAAAATCTAGTAGTTATGATTCATTAAGAGAATTTGTAGAACGTTTTGAGGCAAAATCACGAGAACTAATAAATATAATTAAAGCATGATCGAAGCATTATACAACGCGGTTGTAGTAACCCCAGTAGAAATGGAGGAAACAATGTACGGAAACATTGTAGTACCCGATTTAGGAAATGATACTAATAAAACAGCTAAAGTAGTAGCTGTAGGTCCTGGTTATACAGCCATGGGAGGTACACATATTCCAACCCAACTTAAAGAAGGAGATATTGTAGTATTACCTACAATGGGATTTACGAAATTTGAGTTTGATAGTCAAGAATATTGGATTGGTAAAGAAAATGAAGTTTTAGCTAAAATAAATAAATAATGAGTAAGATAATAGAATTTGGTCCTGAAGCCAGAAAACAACTTGTAAATGGAATTGATAAATTAGCAGATGCCGTAGTAGCAACTATGGGTCCTAATGGACGTAATGCTGTAATTTCTAAACCTGGGGAATATCCCCAATCAACTAAAGATGGGGTTACAGTAGCTAAAAGTATTTCATTAGAAGATCCTATTGAAGAATTAGGTGTTCAAATGGTAAAACAAGCAGCTATTCAAACAGCAAATGTTGCGGGGGATGGTACTACCACTTCTACTTTATTAGCACGTGAAATGGTTAAAGCGGGACTACAGCACTTAAATAATGGTGCTAATGCTGTTGAAATTAAACGTGGGATTGATATTGCTGTTAAACAAGTAGTAGGTAATCTTCGCGACCATGCTGAAGAAATTACATCTGAAGAGCAACTAGAACAAATTGCTACAATCTCAGCAAATAATGATCCTGAAGTAGGTAAATTAATTGCTACTGCTATGAATAAAGTAGGTAGAGATGGTGTTGTAACTATTGAAGAATCTAAATCTGGTGAAACTTATCTTGAAACTGTAGAAGGTATTCAATTTAATCGTGGTTTTAAATCCCCATATTTTGTTACCAATAATACTACAATGACAGCTGGATTAACTAATCCATATATTCTAATTGCTGACCATAGATTTACTAAAGTAAAAGAATTACTTCCAACTTTAGAAGCAATTTCTTCAACAGGTCGTTCATTGCTTATCATTGCTCAAGATGTTGATAATGAAGCACTTGCTACATTAGTTGTAAACAAAATGCGTGGAACTCTATCAGTTTGTGCTGTAAAAGCTCCCGAATTTGGTGATCGTCAAAAATTACTTTTAGAAGATATTGCGGTTTTGACAGGAGGTGAAGTATTTAGTACCGAAAAAGGGATGAAACTTGACAAATACTCTTGGGATTGGTTTGGTGAGTCCAGAAATGCTAATATAACTAAAGAACAAACTACAATTGTAGATGGAAAAGGAAACACAGAACGAATTGAAGCACGTATTGAAGAACTACAGCAACAAATCGAACAAGCGAATTCACCGTTCGAAGTTGAAAAACTTCAAGAAAGGCTCTCGAAATTCATCGGAGGAGTAGCAATCGTCCATGTAGGTGGGAATACTGAAACAGAAATGAAGGAAAAAAAGGATCGTGTAGACGATGCTTTAAATGCTACTAAAGCTGCTATTGAAGAAGGTATTGTATCTGGTGGAGGTGCTGCTTTGCTATATGCTAAGGGTGCTATTGAAGGAAATGATATAGGCTCCCAGATTGTTAAACAAGCATGTGAAAAACCCTTTGAACAAATTTTAACTAATGCTGGTTATACTTCAGCTGAAGCTCAAATGATTGGTAAATATCAACTAGTAGATTCAGGTAATGATATCTGGGCAGGTTATGATCTTAAAACTGATAAGGTTGTAAACATGAAAGAAGCAGGCATTATTGATCCTACAATGGTAACTCGTTCAGCACTTGAAAATGCTGCTTCAGTAGCAGGTACAATACTACTTACAGAATGTACTGTAGTAGATAAACCAAGTGATGAGTCTAATGCACAAATTGATCCTATGTCAATGATGGGGGGAATGATGTAATGAAGACAAAAGTCCAAGAACATAATGAGTTAATCGCAATTAGAGTTCCACCTGGTGACAGGTGGTCTCTAGTTGATGATTCAACCGTACATAAAACTATTACAGATGCTTTAGAAGCTTGGTTTGCTAAAACTGGTGAAAAAGCTGAATTTAGACTTGCTCCTCTAGATAGTAAGTTGTATGTTATACGTAATAAAGAGGTAGAAGTCAAACCACCTCCAGTTAAAAAATATAACCTATATGGTGACCGCGACTAAAGATCATACTTTATTAGTTGAAAAATATCGTTCTAAAGCATTAGATAGTTATGTTGGGAATGAGCATATTAAAAAAACTATCAAACAATACCTTAATCAAAATGATATTCAAAACCTCATATTTTATGGTCCTGCTGGGACTGGTAAAACAACTTTGGCAAAACTTATCGTTAATAATCTTGATTGTGATCATATTTATATTAATGCCTCTGATGAGCGTGGTATCGAAACTATCAGAGATAAAGTTTCTGGGTTCGCATCGTCAGCATCATTCAAACCCCTCAAAGTAGTTATTTTAGATGAAGCTGATTTTTTAACAATCCAAGCACAAGCTTCTCTTAGAAATGTAATTGAAACCTTCTCACGTACTACTCGTTTTATCATGACGTGTAATTATGTTGAGCGTATTATCGATCCACTACAATCACGTTGTCAAGTGCTTAAAATTGTACCTCCATCGAAAGTAGATGTAGCTAAACACATTGCTTGGATTTTAGGAGAAGAAAATATTAGTTTTGCAATAGAGGATATTAAAACAATTACTAACCAATACTATCCAGATCTACGCAAATGTCTTAACACAATTCAGTTATCAACACAAGACCAAAAATTAGTTATAGATAAATCAGTATTAGTGTCTTCTAATTATATGACTCAAGTACTAAAAGAATTAAGTAATGCTAAACCTAAATGGCGTGAGATACGTCAAATTATTGCCAACGCTAATGTTAGCGATTTTGAAGAGCTTTATCGTTATCTTTACGATAATGCTAATGTATATGCAAGTGGTCATGAAGGGATGGTTGCAATCTTTATTAACGAATATAGTTACCAATCCAACTTCCGTATTGATAAAGAAATCAACTGTATGGCACTCATACAAAAATTAGTTGAACTAAAATGAAGCAATTCCTAAAATTTCTTATAATTTGGATTAGTCAAAATATGGCTATACCTTTTTGGATGATAGGACATGTTCATTTAAGTTTAAATGTATATCAAGACTTACACGAAATAATCGCTAGTGTAGGTATGAATATTATAGTAGCGATTGGATTTTATTTAGATTATAAACAAAACAAATAACAAATGGATCAAGGAATGAATCAACCAAACATCGACCTCAAAAATACAGAGTCGGTAGAACACAAAAACGGAAAAGTATGGGCTCAAGGGTTCGTTATTAGGAAAGTCTCTAAATTTGTAGCAGGTACTCCTGAAGATGCTTACATGCCTATCCCAGTATTTTATAATCCGGCTGATGGTGAAATTTTTCAAGAAACCCTACCAAAAGAATTAAGAGATGAAGCAGGTGACAACCCTCTTCGAGTGGTTGAATGAGATAACTCTCTATAAAACTCCTCCTGAAGAAATTTCGCAAGAATCGTGGGATAAATGGAATTCTTACATGATACATAGATATGTATCTATGAACATGAGCTACATTGATGTAGTAAATTATGTTCAAAAAATCAATCCACAAAATAAAAAACAAATTTATTCCATCTATCGCGAAATGTTACCAAAAAAGAAAGTCTACCTTAAGTACGTAAAAAACGAAAATAAAAGAAATTATCAAGAATTAGCTGAGTATATTGCTGATTACCTAGAATGTAGTTTAGGTGAAGCTGATCAATATATTGATATATTACAAGATATAGGTGTTAGAAGTATTTTATGGAAAATGGGAGTAGAAGAAGACGAAACCGAAAAATTAATTAAAAAAGCAAAGTTATGAGTAAATTAAGAGATATGCTCTTTACTTCAGCACATGCTGATAGAGCAAAAGCATTATTAACTCTAGAATTACTAGAAAAAAACCCAGCAGGTATTGGTGATCATTCAACAGATGATTTTTATAAAAATGCTGAAGAAGCTCTTGCTATGCTGGTAGAAGCAGATGATCGCTTAGAAGCAATTGAAAAATATTTAAATAATAAACAAGTTATATAAAATGACAAATAAATCAGGTTCTAATATTAAAGCAAGTGAAGTTATTAAAAAAGAATATCCTCATATTTACGATGGTTATATGGCTATCGTGGAAGAGCAGTTGGAGTTATTTAGCAAAAAGCATTTGGACTACGGTATGGCTAACATTAGTGCTGGTACTTTACTTGCTACTGAAGAAGAAAGGGCTTTTGCTCTTACAGGACTTTGGTATAGAATAAGTGATAAAATTAGTAGGTGGAAAAATTTACTAATCAGCAATAGAGCTATTAATAATGAACCTTTAACTGATACATACCAGGATATTGTAAATTATGGAATTATCGCTCAATTAGTTGAGCGTGGTTTATGGAAAAAATAAAATTAGTTATATTTGATTTAGATGGTGTTTTAGTTGAAGCTAAAAACATTCATTATAATGCCTTAAACCAGGCGTTAGGTAAAGACTATGCTATTAGTTGGAATGAACACCTATCAGTTTATGATGGGTTAAAGACTAATCAGAAATTAGAAATGCTTACTGAACGTAAAGGTTTACCTACAGAATTACATTCTGAAATTTGGGAGAGTAAACAAAAACGCACACTCCAAATGCTTAAAGAACTTCAACCCGATGAAACATTACAATCTGTAATGAATTCTCTAGTTGAGTGTGGTTATAAAATTGCTGTATGTTCTAATTCAATACGAAAAACTGTATTAACAGTTCTATCTAAATTGGGGATAATGGAGTTCATGGATTTAGTTATATCTAATGAAGATGTAAAAAATTCTAAACCTCATCCTGAAATGTACTGGAAAGCAATATCAATGATGAGTTGTTTACCTGAGGAGACATTAATCGTAGAAGATTCACCTTATGGTTTGTTAGCAGCATCTCGTTCTAAATCTCACGTATTAAGAGTCACTAAACCCCAGGATGTTACTTATGATAATATTTTTAATAAACTAACAGAAATAGAAAAAGGCCAAATTATGAAATCCCCCGCATGGAGAGATAACAAACTAAATGTATTAATCCCAATGGCGGGTGCTGGTTCTAGATTTACACAAGCAGGATATACCTTCCCAAAACCTCTTATTGATGTTCAAGGAAAACCAATGATCCAAGTAGTAGCTGAAAATTTAAATATTAAAGCTAACTTCATTTATATAGTACAAAAAGAACATAGATTAAAATATAATTTAGATACTTTACTTAATTTAGTTACACCAAATTGTAAAGTTGTAGAAGTTGATGAATTAACTGAAGGAGCAGCGTGTACCGCATTATTAGCTAAAAATTTTATTGATAACAATTCACCCTTATTCTTTGCCAACTCAGACCAATTTGTAGAATGGGATTCAAATGAATTTTTTTATAAAATGAATGAAACTGAAGTTGATGGGGGAATTGTTACATTTAAATCAACTCACCCAAAATGGTCATTTGCTAAAACTGATGATCAAGGATTTGTAACAGAAGTTGCAGAAAAAAATCCCATATCTGATTTAGCAACAGTAGGTTTTTATTATTGGAAACATGGTTCTGATTTTGTTAAATATGCCGAACAAATGATTAATAATAATATTAGAGTAAATGGTGAATTTTATGTTTGCCCCGTATATAATGAAGCTATCCAAGACAGTAAAAAAATTATAACCTTTAATATTCCTAAAATGCGGGGATTAGGTACCCCCGAAGATTTAAAGTATTTTTTAGAAAATTATAAATAATGGATATTTTAAAACTAAAAGATATGGTTGGTGGTTGGTTTGTAGGTGATTTTGAACCTACAGCTTATAAAACTAAAGATTTTGAAGTAAGTTATAAAACCCACCCTAAAGGAGAAGTATGGGATAATCATTATCATAAAATAGCTACAGAAATCAACTATTTAGTTCGTGGTAATATGAATTTAAGTGGGACCCACCTAAAAGAAGGTGATATATTTATACTACACCCAGAGGAAATAGCTGTTCCTGAATTCTTAACAGATTGTGAAATAGTCTGTGTTAAAACAGCAAGTGTAAAAGGAGATAAATATATAGTAGAATGAATATAGTTATACCAATGGCGGGTTTAGGAACTCGATTTTTTAATGAAGGCTTTACATTACCTAAACCATTAATTGAAACTAATGGTAAAACACTTATTGAACATTCAATTTCAACATTAGGGGTTCAAGGAAAATATATTTTTATAACTCGTAAATATGATAATCCTGAGCATAATGTACTTTTAACTAAACGTTTAAATGAAATTCAACCTAATAGTATTGAAATCCAATTAAACGAACCTACTAAGGGTGCTACTGAAACTGCTTTAGCAGCTAAACAATATATTGATAATAATGAACCTCTTATTATTACTAATTGTGACCAAATTACAGATTGGGATGCTTCTAAATTTAATGAATTTATTTCTAACCCTACTATTGAAGGAGTAATAGTTACCTACCCTTCTACTAATCCTAAAAATAGTTTTGCTATAGTAGAAGATGATCAAGTTGTAAAATTAGTTGAAAAGAAAGCAGTATCAGATATAGCTTTAATTGGAGTCCACTATTGGAGAGAAGGGTATATGTTTGTAGAAACAGCTGAAATGCTCTTAGGGGATTTTGAAGAAGAAGGCAGACCTGAATGTTATATATCAGAAACATATAACTACTTACTCTATAAAGGAGCTAATATTAAAAATTATCATATATCAGCTAATGAATATATTCCATTAGGTACTCCCTATGATCTAAAAATTTATGAGGGTAAAGTAAAAGAATTCCATACTGAAAAACCTAAAACTATATTCTGTGATATAGATGGCACCTTAGTAAAACACGCTCATAGATTTAGTGATTTAAAAGATACTAAACCTGTACTACTCCCAGGTGTTAGAGAGAAATTTAATCAATGGGATTCTCAAGGTCATAAAATTATTTTGTGTACTGCTCGTAAAGAATCTGCTCGTGAAATGACTGAATCCCATTTACAAATGTTAGGGTTATGTTGGGACATATTAATTATGGGAGTTACTAGTGGACAACGCGTTTTAATTAATGATAAACTAAATGTAGCACATACTGATAGAGCAATAGGAATCAACGTTATAACCAACGAAGGTTTTAAAAATATAGAATTATGAAATTAATATCGCATAGGGGAAACTTAAATGGCCCCAATAAAGAACGTGAAAACCACCCAGACTATATTTATGAAGCTATCCAAGCTGGGTATGATGTAGAAATTGATATTTGGTTTGTAGATGGAAAATTTAAATTAGGTCATGATGAACCTCAATATGATTTTCCTTTTGATTTATTTAGTAATTTTTATACTAAACTCTGGATTCATTGTAAAAATTTAGAAGCTCTTTCTCAATTAAATAACTTAGATAGTAATGGTTCTAAATTAAATTATTTTTTCCATGAAAATGACCTTGGAGTTTTAACCTCAAAAGGGTATATTTGGTCAACAAACCAATGTGAACGAGCGGTTTTAGTAATGCCTGAAACATTCAACCATGAAACAAATAAAAATACATTTGGGGTTTGTAGTGATTATATAAAAAATTATGGCTAACGGAATTTATAAAGTAACTGAAGACTTTGAAAAAGCATTAGCAGAATATACAGGTAGTAAATATGCTGTAACTCTAGATAATTTATCTAATGGTTTATTTCTTGCTTTATATTATGAGCATTATGTAAATAAAAGTATTAAAACCGATACTATTACAATTCCTAGCAGAACTTATCCTTCTGTACCTTGTGAAATTATTCATGCTGGTCTAAAAATAGGATGGAAACCTGTTAACGGAGAAACTTTAACAGGAGCTTACCTATTAGAAGGCTCTAATATATGGGATTCAGCTTTAACGTTTACAGCTGATATGTACAAACCTAAAACACATATGTGTATTTCATTTACTGGTCCTTATAAACATTTTAAATTATCTAAAGGTGGTGCTATTTTAACTGATAGTGTTAAAGCATATCGTTGGTTTAAACGTGCCCGTTATTCAGGACGTAGAGAATGTTCTTACCATGAAGATAATTTAGATATGTTGGGTTGGAATTTTTATATGATGCCCGAATTAGCAGCTCGTGGGTTACTTTTAATGAATCAATTTTATGATATGAAGGGTAATAAAAAACATAACAAAGATTTAACCCTCCCATACCCAGATTTAAGTAAATTTAAAATATATAATAAATAAAATGAAAGTAGGACAGTATAATATTATAGATGATGATGTAATTATTGAAGAGGGTGCCAGTATTGGTAACTTTAATACTATAGCTAGTGGAACTATAATTAAAAAAGGGGTAGTAATTGGAAATTATTGTGAAATTGGTAAAAACAATAATATTGGTGAAAATTCTATTCTACAAGGAAGGATTAGAACATCTAGTGGGTGTATTTTTGAAAAAAATGTAACTACTAAATATGGTACAATTTTAACATCAGATGTATTATTAAAAGAAGGATGTTTCTTAGGACCACATACAATTACATTAGGTTCAACACATGAAAGAGTTACTAAGCATGGAACTGTAATTGGTAAAAATACATATATTGGTGCTGGTTCTAAGATTGCAGCTAATATCAAAATTGGTGATAACATCGTAGTAGGAGCATTGGGGTTTGTTAATAAAGATTTAACAGAAGAGGGGATATATGCTGGATTACCTGTAAAGAAAATTAAGTAATGTTATCCATTTTAAAAAATGCTGGTGAAGGGAGTATCACTTATTATGTAGGTGATAATATTAA